TCGCAAATAGACTCGATGAAATGGAACAAAAACTCGATTCAGAAGTTTCCAAGAATATGGAAGTTTCAGAAGAGTTAGATTCATTGAAGAGAGCAAATGTGGTCAGAGAAGCCTGTGAAGACTTAACTGAATCACAAAAAGAGAAAATGGAATCACTTTCAAACGGAGTAGACTTCAAAGATACAGCAGATTTCTCAGAGAAAGTTGCTGAAATCAAAGAAGCTTATTTTGGAAAAGTTGAGGGTGACAACATTGCAGAAGAAATGACTGTAGAAGAAGGAACAGGTTCTTTCGAAGATGATTCATCATCAGACGAAGTTCTTGACCCAACTATTGCAAGATATTCATCTGCTATAAGTAAACTAAAACCATTAGGTTAATTTAAAGGAAAAATGTAAAAATGTTTTTATCAGAAAATTTACAAGAAAAATGGTCTCCTATACTTGAGCACTCAGATTTACCAAAAATCGAAGACAACTATAAGAGAGCTGTAACCGCAGTTATCCTTGAAAACCAAGAAAAAGCTCTTAACGAAGATAGAGCTACTCTTGAAGAGGCTGCACCTTTAAATGCTACTGGCTCAGCGATTAGTAATTGGGACCCAATCCTAATTTCACTAGTTCGTAGAGCTATGCCAAATCTCGTTGCTTACGACATTTGTGGTGTTCAACCAATGACTGGTCCTACAGGTCTTATCTTTGCTATGAAAGCAAGATATCATGACGATGTAGACGCTACTAGAGATAATATGTCAGAGGCTTTGTTTAACGAAGCTCGTTCAAAATATTCCTCAGAGGCTCAAACTACATCTACTTCAGTAGGTTCAGACCCAATTGGTGACCCATTCGACACTTCATCTCCTTCATACGCAGACACTACAGGTTCTGGTATGTCAACTGCTAACGCAGAGAGTTTAGGTGACGCAGCAGGGAATCACTTTGCAGAAATGGCTTTCACAATTGAGAAAGCAACTGTTACTGCGAAATCCAGAGCATTAAAAGCTGAGTATACACTCGAATTAGCACAAGACCTCAAAGCAATCCACGGTCTTGATGCAGAATCAGAATTGGCAAACATCTTATCATCTGAGATTCTTGCTGAAATCAACCGTGAAGTTATCAGAAATGTTAACTTACAAGCAAAAACTGGTGCGGCTGCTACAGCTTCAGCAGGTACTTTCAACTTAGATGTTGATGCTAACGGAAGATGGTCAGTTGAGAAATTCAAAGGTTTGATTTTCCAAATCGAAAGAGAAGCTAATGTTATAGCAAAAGAAACACGAAGAGGTAAAGGTAACTTTATTCTTTGTTCTTCTGATGTTGCATCAGCTCTTTCAATGGCAGGAGTATTAGATTACGCACCTGCTTTATCAACTTCTTTAAATGTTGATGACACAGGCAATACATTTGCTGGTGTTCTTAACGGTAAAGTTAAAGTATACATCGACCCTTATGCAGGCGTTGATTATATGACAGTTGGTTACAGAGGAAGCAATCCTTATGACGCTGGTTTATTCTACTGTCCGTATGTTCCATTACAAATGGTTCGTGCAGTTGGTGAGAATACTTTCCAACCGAAAATTGGTTTCAAAACTAGATACGGAATGGTATCTAACCCATTTGTTGGTGCTACACCATCTGATGGTCTTGCATCTGCAGGTTCAAACCAATACTACAGAAAGATGGCTGTTTCAAACATTCTATAATCTGTATAATCGATTTATCGATATTAAAATCCCCTCCTTTCGAGGGGATTTTTTTTGGTTCAGATAAACAAAACCCCAATCACTTCTAGCTCTTCAGCAGGTTAATTGGGGTCTCTATTCTAGGAACTTCGCACCTCACTATCGTCATTAGTTCTTGTGCCTGGTTTACCAGAGAGGTTGACGATTCCTCGGTTTCCTAAAAATCTCCGTCTGCAACTTGGACTACATTGAATCCTTTTGCTCTCCACATATCAACGACTTTATTTCTATCATCGAAAATCAAATCAATCTGACCACCAACCGACAAGAACTTGTCTGCCAATTGGGATTTGAACTCAGCATCACATGTGAAGTCTCCATCAGGTCTCAAAAAGACTCCTTGATGGCCATCTCCAATCCATTCAGAGATTTGTTTCTCAGTGATTGCTCTTTCAGATTCATTTCTTGCAGAGAAAAATGCAACATTATCTCCTTGTGCAATAAATCTTTTTGCAATATCACACACCCATTGAACAGGTGTATCATTTACAGTTTCTTTTCTAAAAGAATTCCAGTCATTATTACCATTAACAAAATGTCTTCTATGTTCAACATCTGCAATGGTTCCGTCAACATCAAAGATGATAGTCTTTGGTGGAATTGTTTGAAATCTTTTTGTCATGTTTATATTATACGAAAAAAGCGACCGCTTTGTCAACGCATAAATATAAATAGTTATGTAATGGAGAATACTATGAAACAATATGAAAAGTCAGTTGATGTTTTAGAAGGACCTTGGGAGTCAAAAGCATTTCCAAAAGGTAAAGAAACTACTAAAGGAGTCATCAGCAGAAAGATAACAACACTCTATGAACAAGATGGTTATCTATGTGAAGAGGTGAATTTAAGAGAGTATAGAGGTAATGATTACCATGATACTTCATCAAATAAGAGGATAATCAAACTTGACAACGATTAATAAATCTATTCTAAACAAGAATAACTTTAGATTACTTATAGACAAGATACCAACAGTTGAATACTATGTTCAATCTGTTAATATACCTGGTCTTACATTTAGTGAACTCAGACAAGGTGCTGGTGTTGGGCTAGATGCATATTTTCCAGGTGATAAGATTGAGTTTGGTAAACTATCAGTCAAATTCTTAGTAGATGAAGATTTAGAAAACTTCAAAGAAGTTTATGATTGGATGAATGCAATTATTCCGATACAAGACCCAGCAGATTATAGTGCCTATACAGCTACTCAAAAAACACCGACTGGTTTAATGAGTGGTGTTGATAGTGATTTAAATCAGTATTCTGATATTACACTGGTCACAAATACAAATAAAAACATACCAAACAAGTTCTTTAGATTTCATGATTGTTTTCCTACATCATTAGGAGAATTAGAATTAATTTCTGGTTCTGATAGTGAGCCTGTGACTTGTCAAGTAGAGTTTATATTCTCGTATTACGACATAGAATCCAGTTCTTAAAACCCCTTATAAATACTAGTATATTATGATATAATGGTCGTATATGACTTTAGATGAAATTAAATTGATGTGGACAGAAGACTGTATTGTCGATGATATAGAACTCGACAAATCAAGTCTTGATGTGCCAAAACTCCATGCAAAGTATTCAGAACTACTTACTGATACTTTGGTCAAACTCAAACAAGTTCAGTTTCAATACAACCTTATTCTTAAAGATAAATGGTTGTGGTATAATGGTAAGTTAGATAAAGAGACCATAGATAAACATGGTTGGAAAGATGACCCATTTGATGGTATGAGAGTTATGAAAGCAGATATGCATTACTTCTTTAATTCAGATGAAGACTTAACCAAATTAAAAGCAAGAGAAGATTTACTTAAAATACAAATGGACTTTCTCAAAGAGTGTATGCAAAATATTACTTGGAGACACCAAACGATTAAGAATACAATCGATTGGAGAAAGTTTATGGCAGGACAATAATGTTATATCATAACTATCTATATGGATTACCAGCATACTTTACAGACGAAGAGTGTGATACACTTATAGATATTGCAAATCAAACTGAAATAAAAACAGGACAGATAGGTAATCCAATGAATGAAAAAAAGGATGAGGGAACTGAAGACAACAGAATAAGAAGTTCTTCAGTATGTTGGTTTACACAAGATATGATGCCTGCACATATAGAACAAAAGATACATGATGCTATGTGTTTAGCAAATGAAGATACAGGTTGGAATTTTGATATTGCATATAGACAAGCATATCAATATACAATATATGATGCTCCCGAAACAACTAAAAAAGATAGAGGAGATTTTTATACTTGGCATACAGATGCAGGTCCAGAAAGAGACGATAAGAATATGTTAAGAAAATTAAGTTTTACATTACAGTTATCACATCCAGATGATTATGAGGGTGGTTATTTTCAATGGTTGGAGTCTCAACAAGTATTTGACCGAATGCATGATTCTCCTATAGTAGATGTAACTAACGCTATCAAAACATTACCTTACTCAGTAAAAGACAAGGGTTCAATATTTTTCTTTCCTTCATATGTGCATCATCAGGTCACTCCAGTGACAAGAGGCCAAAGAAAATCCTTTGTTGGCTGGTGTGTAGGTAATAGTTATGTCTAATATAGTAAGAGTTTCTAAAATCGATGAGGTCTTTTTAAAAGTCCATTGTGATGATGGTCTTGCAAGAGACTTATTTGATTTCTTTTCTTTTACAGTTCCAAATGCAAAGTTCATGCCGTCTTATAGAAATAAATTTTGGGATGGTAAAGTTAGACTATTTTCGATTAAAACAAATAAGATTTACATAGGTCTCTTACCTTATATTGATGAGTTCTGTAAAGAAAGAGGGTTTGAATTTGAAGGAGTTGAAGAAGTTTTAGGTGTTAAAGAGAGACAACCTGAATTAGATGAATTTGTCAAGGGGCTTGACTTACCGTTTGAACCTCGTGGATATCAATTAGAAGCACTAAAATCCAGTGTTCAATATGGGAGACAGTTATTATTATCTCCAACAGCCTCTGGTAAATCTCTTATTATCTATATGTTGGCAAGATACTACAATAAGAAAACGATTATCATAGTGCCAACTACATCACTTGTAGAACAAATGACAAAAGACTTTATAGATTATGGTTATAAAGAACCAATCTGTAAGATATATCATGGTCAAGAAGTGTTCGATGCACCTATCACGGTTACTACATGGCAGAGTTTTGCAAAAGCACCTAAAGAAGTATTACAATCTTTTGATGTAGTAGTTGGTGATGAAGCACATCTATTTAAAGCAACAACACTTAAAGGTATCTTAGAGAAGATGAAGACTACTGCAATTAGAATAGGAACTACAGGGACTTTAGATGGTACCGAAGTTCATAGATTACAATTAGAGGGTCTTTTTGGTCCTGTTAAGAAAGTAGTATCTTCTGCAGAGTTAATTGAAGATGGCACGATTGCAAAAATCGATATACAAACCATCATACTCCGTCATACTAAACAAAAGAGAATGTCATACCAAGATGAAATGGACTATCTAGTATCACATCAAGGTAGAAATCAATTCATAACAAATCTTGTAGGAAGTTTAAGAGGTAATACTCTAGTGTTGTTTCAGTATGTAGAGAAACATGGCCAAGTTTTATGGGAAATGTTTAACCCAATGGTTAGTAGAATGAATGGTCAATTACATTATGTATATGGTGGAACAGATACAGAAGATAGAGAGAATGTAAGAGAGATAGTAGAAAAAAGTAAAAAGAAAAACAATGTGATACTTGCATCATATGGTACCTTTTCTACTGGAGTAAACATTAAAAAAATTGATAATGTTGTATTTGCAAGTCCTTCAAAATCAAGAATAAGAAACTTGCAATCAATCGGTAGAGGTCTTCGTAAAACCGATGGTAAAGATAGTATGAGGTTATTTGATATTGCAGATGATTTACAATGTGAAAATCACACATTGAATCACTTGAAAGAAAGGATAAATATCTATAACGAGGAAAGTTTTCCTTATACAATACAACAATTCGATTTAAAATAATGACAAGACCAACAGATTTAACTCCTAAACAATACGAAGTTCTAAAACTCAGAAATGGTTTAGAGGTTGTTGGTATGACAAGAGATACAGCATCAGGTATCGAAGTCACATTGCCGATGGTGTGCAGACTATCAGCTGGTGCAACACCAGTAGAAACACTTGCAACATTTTATCCTTATGCACCATTATCATCAGATACTACAGTGACAGTTCCTACAGACCACATTCTACATAGAAATGTAATGAATGAACAATATATTCCCTTTTATGATGAAGCAAGTTCTCAATGGTTAGATATGTTAGAAAACAATTCTATACCTTTGATAAACGGAACTGCAAAAAGAAAATACTTAGATAAGATTCTAAACAATTTAATTAATGAAGTAAATGAAGATTATGATTATGAGGACTTTGATTTAGAATTTGAAGAATCACTCCCACCTACAGATAAGAAAAAGCTTCATTAGGTTTTAAAACCGTCTAAATAAGTGCGTATAATCCTGGTATATATACTATTATACAAAATATTTATAACATAACTTTTAGGAAAACCATGACCACAGCAAGTCTATTTGCGAAGAGCATGGTGCGAAAAGCTAGAGAAGTCAATAATGCAGGTCGTAAGACTAAAGCAAAAATTGTTGACACTATCGAATTTCTAGTGCTGATGACTCTTCCGTTTGTAGTACCATTTTTAGTAATTTATTTCTCTTCTATGGGAAGAGGATTCTAAGATGTCTAAAAAGAGACTCGAAAAAATTCAAGATACTATGGAGATAACTACACTCGTGGCTATCTTCATGGTTTCTATCTTATCAATAACAGGAATATCAACATGAAAGAACTAGGAATGACACTCATAGGAGTTGCAGTAATATTTACATTTTTTACACTCAAAGTATACCCAAACTTAGAATACTCAGGATATAGTTCTAACAGTTCATGCACAGGTGAATGTTATGAAGAATATGTTAGAATCAATGGAACAAGTGTAGACATACTCAAAGCAAAACAAGCTCTTGCAAACTTAGATGAGTTTAGTGATATCAGAAGTTTATGGAGTGGTTGTGCCGCGTGTCATGGTCAAGAAGGACAAGGTATGGCAGTGTTCCCAGCACTTGCAGGTCAATCAGCAGATTACATAGTAGATAGACTTAACACTTATAAGAATAGAGGTGAAGTCGGACCTATGAGTTCTACAATGTGGGCTCAAGCAGGTATGTTATCTGAGGCAGATATTAATATGATTGGTAAGTTTGTTGAGGTAGAACTAAAGTGAAATATGAAAAAAAAGTTCTACAAGTTGTAAACCTTGCACCTAGTGAGTCTTGGATAGAGAAAGTTGTTGAAGTTCACCCTATGAAACAAGTTGCCGTCATGTCAGTCGTGCAAGTTCTTGTATTCGGTTTTATGTTGTTCGCCTTTTGGGGAATAAACCAGTTCGTATGAAACACTATATAATATACACAATGATGAGTTTATGTATGTTTTACCTTGCAGTAGGTGAAATGGATAGAATGAGTCGTGCGGCCGAATTCATAACTACTAGTTATAGAGTTAAAGATGTTATCTCTTCCTAATGGTTCCCTAACCGGCAACATATTCATTTTATCATAAATTCCTCCTTTGTATAGTGGTTTTTTAATAAAAACTTAAAAAAAATAAATATAAAAACCACCTTACAGGACACAGGAAATTGTGTATAATGTATACATGACTACAAAAAAAGTAAACGAACACTATGTAAACAACAAGGAGTTCACTGCGGCGGTTGCTGAATACTCAGCAGGAATCAAAGAAGCCAAGGCCAATGACACTGAACTTCCTAAAATGTCTGAATACATAGGTGAATGTATCTACAAAATTGCTACTCGACTATCGACTAGACCCAATTTTATCAATTATACCTACAGAGACGAAATGATATGTGATGCAATTGAGAATTGTATTCAGTATATCGGCAACTTCAATGTAGAAAAGTCAAATAATGCATTTGCGTATATCACTCAGATATGCTATTATGCATTCCTAAGAAGAATTCAAAAAGAAAAGAAACAAGTCTATATTAAACAGACGGTTACCAATGAAAGTGGTATTACCATGGATTCTTTTGAAACTATCGATGGTCAACACGACCCAAGTTTATCGAACACGAATGTTGAATGGATGCAGGAGAACATGAATCGTGTTGAATATGAACCACGCAAGTCTAAAAGAAAGACTGCGGTAAAAAAGAAAAACTTAGAAAACTTTACTGAATGAAAATAGCATTACTGAATGACACACATGCAGGTGTCCGAGGTGATATGGAGGCAATGGCCAAATACCAAGGTCGTTTCTATGAAGAAGTATTCTTCCCATATCTAAAAGAACACAACATAGACCACATTATTCACTTAGGTGATTACTTCGATAGAAGAAAGTATGTGAACTTTGCAACTCTAAAAGCCAATAGAGAACACTTTATTGAACCTTTAATAAAGAATGATATCTCTATGGACTTAATCATAGGTAATCATGACACTTATTATAAGTCAACAAATGATGTCAATGCACCACAACTATTACTATTTAATGAAGCAAATATAAATGTGATTACAGAACCCGAAGTAAGAGAATACGATGGTTTTAATATTGCAATGGTTCCTTGGATTAATCCTGAAAACTATGCTGATACTGTAGACTTTTTAAGAACTGCTGAAGCAAGTTGGTGTATGGGTCATTTCGAATTCGAGGGTGCCTTGATGATGCCAGGTATGACATGTCAACATGGATTTGACCACTCTTATGTAAAGAGATTTGAAAAAGTTTTATCAGGACACTTTCATCAAAAATCAGAATTTGCAAACATCAGATATCTAGGAAGTCAGATGCAATTTACTTGGTCAGATTATGGAGACCAAAAGTATTTTCATATCTTTGATACTGATACACAAGAATTAACACCAGTTTTAAACCCATTAACATTATTTGAGAAAGCCTTTTATGATGATTCTAAAGAATCGTTTGAGACTATTGCAAATGCAGACTATAGTAAGTATGCAGGAAAGTTTACAAAAGTTATTGTAGTTAACAAAGACAACCCTTATTGGTTTGATACTTTCTTAGATAAAATACATGCAGAAGGACCTCTTCATGTTTCTGTTGTTGATGATAATAAACATATGGACTTCTTTGAAGATGATGAAATAGAAGATGTTGAAGACACTCTTACTATACTTTCGAAGTATGTTGACTCATTAGATATACAAGGAAAGAAAAAACCACTTAACGATATTATGCAATCACTGTATAATGAAGCGTTAGATGAACACACTTATTTATGATAACATTTAGAAATATTAAATACAAAAATTTACTATCTTCTGGTAATACCTTTACCGAAATATCTTTAGATTCAAATGACACTACACTTATTCTTGGTGAAAATGGTGCAGGTAAATCTACCTTACTTGATGCATTATGTTTTGCATTATATGGTAAAGGTTTTAGAAATCTTAAAAAGGACTTATTAGTTAACTCTTTAAATAGTAGAGACTTATTAGTAGAGTTAGAATTTTCAATTGGCAAAAGAGATTACAAAGTAATTCGTGGTGCCAAACCAAACAAATTTGAATTGTATCTTAATGACACTTTCATTAATCAAGATGCAACCGTCAAAGACTATCAAGAACACTTAGAGAAGAACATACTCAAAATGAGTTATCGTTCTTTTACACAGGTGGCAATATTAGGTTCTGCCAACTTTACTCCTTTTATGCAATTAAAAGCATTACATAGAAGAAAATTAGTTGAAGACCTACTTGACATATCAATCTTTTCAACCATGATGGAGATTCTTCGTAAGAAGATTGCAAGTCATAAAGTTGAATTGAAAGATACTGAACATGAGATTGACTTATTAGAAGAGAGAGTCTCAGGACTCAATGAACAACTCAATGCACTCCGTGAAAATCGTAATGAAAAACTTGAAAAGTTTCAACACAATGTTGATGAAACAGAAACAAACATTACAAAACTTTTAGGAGACATAGATGAAAAGACGCAAGATGTGGTGGAGAAAAAATCCTCAATCGATAATAAAGACACGACTGAGACTAGACTCAAACAAGTTGTTGACATGGAAGCTAAACTTGAAACAGCTAGAAGAAAAGCAATTAAAGACATTAAGTTCTATGAAGACCACGACAATTGTCCAACCTGTAAACAAGGTTTAGACGATGAACATAAGACGAAATGTATTGAGGAAAAACAGGATAAAATCTCAGAAATCAAGGAGGCGGTTGCAACACTCGAAGAACAAGTCTCAGAAATCAATGATGAACTTCAAAGAATCAACGGAGTCCAAGACGAAATAAACACAATTCAAAAAGAAATTGGTTTATTACAGGCAGAAATAACATCTAATCAAAAATACATTCAGAAGATTAATAAAGAGATTGAAGAATTGAAGAATGAAGTAAATGCAAATGATGATGTTCAGGATAAGATTGATGATGTTGAAGAGAAGTTAAACATACTACATTCTAAAAAAGAATCTATGGTTGAGAAAGAACATTACTATGACATTGCATCAATGTTATTAAGAGACCAAGGTGTTAAACAAAAAATTATTAAACAGTATGTTCCTATTATGAACAAACTTATTAATAAGTATCTTGCACAACTAGAATTCTATGTGGGGTTTGAATTGAATGAGGCCTTCGAAGAGACTATTAAGTCCAGATTTAGAGACGAATTCAAATATGATAACTTCTCACAAGGAGAAAAGATGAGAATTGACCTTGCATTACTATTCACATGGAGAAGTGTTGCAAGAATGAAGAATAGTGTGAACACTAACTTACTTATATTAGATGAAGTATTTGATAGTTCTTTAGACTCACAAGGTACCGATGATTTCTTTAAGTTATTAGGAACCCTTACAGAGAAAACCAATTGTTTTATTATCTCACATAAAGGTGATGCACTATATGATAAGTTTGAAAATGTTTTAAGATTTGAAAAACACAAGAACTTCTCCAGACTTGCCGGATAATATAAATAGTTATATGAAATCTTTTCAACAATATAACACACCAAACTTAAACGAGTTAAACTTACCAAAGTATAATTCTAAAATAGTATTGCATGAGGCAGATACTTCAGCTGCCTATGAAATGGAGAAAGTAATTGTTGACGCAGCTAATGGTGAAGGAGTAGATAACAAATACTTTCCAAATGCACCAGAAGTTGGTAAAAAGATTGTTAGAAGTTGTGGTTTAAAAGGAAAAGGATACTTTCCTAAAAATTCATACTCTGCTACTTCAAAATGGAATCAATATTTTGAGGGTGGTAAAGCAAAAGGTTCTACACTCACACCTAAAACTGATATCGTAGTTGGTAAAGATAGAATATCCGTTAAAACAGGTGATGCACAATTGATGTCAGGTGGTCGTTCAGAGGCACTTGCAACATTCTATACAGCCGCTGAAAAAGTAGATAGAGACGCATTCGTAGAAAACTTAGGAAAGAAATTAGACGGTCTTATGCCAACTACAGACTTAACTAAACTCGGAATAAAAGGTAATAAAACCGAACTAGAAGATGCAGGAAAGTTTGTAGAGATAGAAGTTTTAAGAAGAGCAGATGAGGCTCATAAGGCACTTAAAGAAGACCTTAGAGCATTGTTTAAATCTAATCCTGCATTCGCACAAGAATTTACATTCGAAGCAATGACAGGTATGGAGAAGTTTGGTAATTCAGAAGGAACTGCAGATGCATTCTTAGTAACCGATTTTAAAGGTAATGCAAAAATGCATAAAGTAAAATCTGCAAGTGATGGTTATGTTGGTAAAATTGCAAGTCAAGTAAAACCAGATGCAAAGTTTAAGACTTCACAAAAGACAAAAGCAGACTTAAAAACTCCTTCAAACCCAAAAGGTAAATCAGGTTATTATTCTTTTTGGTCTACAATCGGTTTAGGTATAAACATGGTTGTCAACGAAGAAATGCAGAATGCAAACTCAGATGAGTATTTAACAGAAGGAATATTTGATGTCTTTAAATGGATGAAAGGTGTTATGAAAAAAGCACTCAACTTCCTTAAAAAGTATTTTAACAAAATTAAGAAACTCTTAAAACAAAACTGGAATGATGTTGTTGCATTCTTAGGTTTTGAAATAGTAGTAACCCACAACAACAAAATATCATGGTAAATTATGTATCAATTAGTTGAAGAAGCAAGTAAAGTATTAAGACAACCACCAGAGATTTTCGATTTTGAAAATCCACCAGAAGACCCTAAAGAAATTGAAAAGAACATGGCAGAAGCAATGGATAAATTCGGTGGTCTTGGTTTATCTGCAAATCAGGTTGGACTTCCATACAGAATGTTCGTAATGAGAACACAAGACGGAACACAGGCATTCTTCAATCCAGAATTAACAAAAATATCACAAGAAACAGACCTACTTAAAGAGGGTTGTTTATCATTTCCAGACATTTACTTAATGATTAAAAGAAGTAAAGTTGTTGAAATGAAATACCATGATTCAGATGGAGAAGAACATATAACTACACTTGACGGAATAGGTTCAAGATGTGTTCAACATGAGATAGACCATTTAAATGGTATACTCTTCTTACAAAGAGCATCTAAATTAAAATTAGAAAGAGCATTAAAAGTAAGACCAAAAGAGAGAAGAAAAAGACTAGACTTTGAAAAAAGACAGGCCTTTGCTCGTGCTTTACAAGAAGCACAACAGGAAAAAGAAAATAATGAATCAAGTGAATCAACAGGAGAAGAAGCAGTATCAGCCTGAGATTTATCTTGTAGATAGTTTTACACAAGACGAATGTTGGTTTTTGATAGACTGGTTCAAACGCAATAAACACCTATGTTCTGTAGGTTCGTCTTTTGATTATAGTGCAATCACAAGACACACCATCTTAGATAATCGTGTAAGAAAACTTTTTAATCGTATGACTTACGATAACATATCATTTCTTAACAAACTTTTAGATAAACCACTATATCCTGAAATGTCTTTATTGGCAGAATGGCCTATCGGTGGCCAACAACACCCACATGTAGACACATATTCTACATATGAAGTTGAACAACCAGATGAAGAATTGCAAGGTCATTTAGATAATAACAGAGCAAGTTTTGTAAAAAAAGACAACCCAAACCGTGAATGGACTAGTATAACCTACCTGAATACTAATTATAACGGTGGTGAAACATGGTTTCCAGAGTTCTCAGAGTCTTATTATGAAGATTCCTACAGACACAAACCAATACAAGGTCAATCGGTCATCTTCCGTGGTGTCTCCACGCTACATGGAGTCTCTCCAGTGAGACGGAATAGTCGATATACTATTGCACAATGGTATACTGGTAAAGAAGAAAATATACTTACCGACCTTACTACCGAAGATATCAATCTAACTCAATTCGACCTTTAATCTAGGCGTTGCCAATGCGTATCATATTTTGATACCATGGTTGCATAGATTGAAAAAGGAGACGAAATGAGTAATACAGTAAACGATATAATAAAAGACCAAATCGCAGACGATGTGTGTGCAATGGCAAATGACGATATATGGAATGTGATTAATGCAATTGCAAATGACTATGGTATAGACAAACTTCCATACTGCAAAGACAATGATACTTTCATTGATACATTAATTGCACTGAAAGTCGCAGACTTAGGTATATAATCTAGGCGTTGACAAAGCGTATCACTTTTTAGTACCATATACACATGACTGAGAGATTAAAAACCCAAAAAGACAACCTTGCAAAATTACTTGCAAAGGAAAACTTAACAATTGTGCATAGGAAAGTTCCTACTGCATACTTTGATTTGAAGAATAGACTATTATGTTGTCCTATTCTTAAAGAAGATATATCTTCTGAACTTTATGACTTGTTTATGGGTCATGAAGTTTCTCATGCATTGAATACTCCTTATGAGGGTGTTCATTCTGCAGTTACCAAAAACAGAACACTTAAAGGATATCTTAATGTTGTAGAAGATGTCAGAATTGAGAGAATGATAAAAGACACATATCCTGGTCTGAGAAAATCATTCTTTAAAGCATATAACGAATTGATGGATATCGATTTCTTCGGTATCAAAGAAAAGAATTTACAAGAACTTTCACTGATTGACAAAATCAATCTGATTACAAAATGTGGTTCAAGGGTAAGTATTTCACTTAATAAAGAAGAACAATTCTTCCTTGATTGGGCAATTAAATGTCAAACATGGGAAGAAGTTGAAGAATGTGCAACTGCAATCTATGAATGGTCAAAAGAAAATGAGACAAGAACTATTGATGATGAGAAGTTAGTTCCTCAGATGTTCGATATCGGTGATGATGAAGAGTCAGAAGATGAAGAAGAAAATATGGAAGACTTCGGTGAAGATTCAGACTCTTACGAAGACCCTTATGAAGATTCAAATGAAGATGATGATGATAATCTTCCAGAAATAGAAGATGATAATTCTGAATCAGGTGAAGATGCTGAAGAAGATGATGAAGAATCAGAAGAGAGAAAATCTACTGGTAAAAAAGGTGGTGAGGGTCTTGACCCAAATCATTACGATGATGAAGATGGTGCTAGAGAATCTATTACAGAACACAATGCACACAACAATGAAGAACAATTCATTTCAGAAGATTCTGCAGTTGTCAGTCATATCAATATGAAAGAAGTTGTAAACAATGAAGACATCAAAAACATTGTTTATCCTTACAAACAAGTAAGACAAGATTGGAAATGGTTCTTCGAAGGAAAAGACAAGAAAGGAGAACCACAAGAAAATATTGATAAAGACCTTGGTAAAACAAAAATCATGGCAGAGAGAAGTGCCAAGAGATTGGTTGATAAGAACAAAAAGATTGTGATGCATATGGCAAAAGAGTTTGAAATGAAAGCAGCTGCCTTTGCTCAAGCTCATGCATTTACTGGTAAAACTGGTAAGTTAGATATGAATAGACTTGCTAAGTATCAAATCGTTGATGATGTTTTCAAAAGAATGACATATCTTCCAGACGGAAAGAATCATGGTGTTCAAGTTATGCTTGATTGGTCTGGTTCTATCTCTAACGAAGTTATGGACTTATTAGAACAATCAATGATTCTTGCAATGTTCTGTAAAAAAGTTGACATACCTTTCAGAGTTTATTTGTTCTCAGACCAAATTGGTTACAATGAGTCATATGGCTGGGATACTGATAGAAGTAAAATCAGACTTGTAGAAATGTTGTCAAATGAAATGAAGTCAAAAGAATACTTAGATGCACTTGCTATTATGGGTGGTCTTTACAACGAGTTCTATTTACAAACAATCGGAAGTTCTTACAACAAAAACTTTGAGAAAAATGTTAGTGCCTACAATGAGTGGTTTTCTGGCATTGATTTCATTGACCCCGATGGTTATTTCTGGAACACAAGATACAATCACCCAAATGGATATGGATTGGGTGGAACTCCTCTTGACCAGTGTTTAGTTGGCATGAGAAGATTAATTCCAGAATTCAACAAACAGTATGGTATTGAGAAATCAATTCTAACAATCATTACAGATGGTTACAGTCATAGAGCAGACTGTCTTTACCCAAGTGAAGAAGAGCAAAAACAAATTACAGAACAATTAGAGGGTTCAGAAAGGTGGTCTGTAACCAAAATCAGAAAACTGATTGACCCATATTCTGGAAAAGTTTATGACTATGAAATCGACAGATATTACGGAAGTGATTTTGAGAAAACTACAAATCTTTTAGAGTGGTTGAAAGCAGAAACAGGAGTGATAACAACAGGTTACTTTGTTTGTGGTAGAAAATCAGACTTTCTACAATTAATGAGTTGCATAGGAGAAGACACATATGAAGCTCAAGGAAAATGGCTAGAAACAAGAAAAACTGGTACCGTTTGGGAAACCAAAGGATACGGAAAACTATTCACAACGGCGTCGACAACTTTGGTTGTTGGTGGTGAAGATGAACTTGATGAAGAATTAGTCGGTGCGAAAAAAGGCAAATTAACAACTGCCTTTAAGAAAAACCAAAAGACTAAAACAACTTCAAGATTTTTAACTAACGAATTTATTAAGGAGATAGCATAATGGAAGTTATATTAAATGAAGCCGACTACAGAGAATTTACTCAGAGAGTAGATATCGCATCATCAAAAGGTGTTGATGTTCCTCACATGGTCGAAACAATTGGTGACAAATTCAAAGTCACATTATTAGAAAAGATTGATGTGGATTTATTAGATAGAATTACAGAGGTTCAGTAATGAGAGACCCATTAAAGGTAGATGAAGCCTATTATCATAATTTTGATAACTCATATTCTAAATTTGCAGATGCAGTTATGGATGTTGGAGATAGCCCTTGTGTTAAATTCGAATGTCCAAGATATAAGTTATGTGCCGAAGAAAAGGTAGAATGCAAAGCATTTAGATTTTGGGTTAACAATGGAGAAATGGAAACCTATTCTAAAAAAGTTAAAGGTATGGTATCAATTGAAAAAGACTTAGAGAGGATTTTAAGAATCTGTGAATAAGGGCGTTGACAATGCGTATCACTTTTTGATACCATATCCAAATGATGAGAAATAACGAAAAGGAGGCTATATGAGTTATTCAACAATGACGGAATCTGTATCAGTAAATGGTAAAGATTTCAGAATGAGTCCTGATAGACAAGAGTTTATCGCGACTTTACAGTCGGTCTATCCAGACCAGACTTCATTCTCTAAAGAAGACTTAGAGAATGTTGGTGCTGTCCCATATTGGGTCAAATCAACCAAATATCCATTCAGAAATTCTGATGCAACGATATTTGATTTATCTGCATTAATGACCAATGTCATTCCAATGCCGGTTAAACCTGCACCAGTTATGCCGACCACACCAGCAATACCGTCTCAAATGCCGGTAGCTGCTCAGACTGAGTCGGTTAATATCTTAGAAGACAATGTCAAAATTGTTCCTGAGAAAATGTCTAATTATGTTCCTTTCGGACACTTTAAAGATGTCAAGAACATAATCAAATCTGGAATATTCTTTCCAGTGTTTGTAACTGGTTTATCTGGTAATGGTAAAACTCTTATGATTGAACAAGTATGTGCATCATTGAAGAGGGAACTTTTCAGAGTCAATGTAACAATTGAGACCGATGAAGATGATTTAATGGGTGGTCATACACTTGTTAATGGTAATATTACTTTCAGAGAGGGTCCTGTTATCAAAGCAATGAGAAAAGGTTCCGTCTTACTTCTTGATGAAGTAGATTTAGGTTCTAACAAACTCATGTGTTTACAATCAGTTCTTGAAGGAAAAGGATACTTAATCAAAAAGACTGGTGAATGGGTAACACCAAAACCAGGTTTTACAATTCTTGCAACTGCAAATACTAAAGGTCAAGGTTCAGAAGATGGCAAGTTCATAGGGACTCAAATCATGAATGAGGCGATGTTAGAAAGGTTTGCAATTACGATGCAACAAGAATATCCTCCAGTAACTACTGAGAGAAAAATTCTTGAAAAAGAAATGGCCTTGACAGGTGAAGTTGATTCAGAGTTCACAACCAAGTTGGTTGATTGGGCAGACATTATCAGAAAAACATTCTACGAGGGTGCTATCGATGATGTGATTACTACAAGAAGACTTGTTCACATAGTCAATGCATTCAGAATGTTCAATGACAGAATGAAGTCTATTGAAATGTGCATTTCAAGGTTTGATGAAGAGACAAGAAACAGTATTCTTGACCTCTACACCAAAGTTGATGAGGGTGTTTCCTTAACAGAGGAAAACCCTATTGACGAAACTGCGTCAGACGAGTATAATGGACATGATGAGTAATATTGAATACAAATATAATGAGGACAACTTGATTAAAGAGTTGTCTTCATATATTGATAACACTTATGACCAACATTACTCTCTTAACAAATACCAATCAACTGAGTTTATTATTGACTCAGGTCATGGTGAGGGTTTCTGTATTGGGAATATTATGAAGTATGCCCAAAGATACGGCAAAAAAGGTGGGAAGAATAGAGCAGACTTACTCAAAGTAATTCATTATGCAATATTCATGCTACATGTTCACGACAAAGCAATGAAGGAGGCTAACAGTGATGAAAATAAGTAATGATACGAGGAATGTCTTAAAAAATTTCTCAACAATAAACTCTGGTATTAAAGTTACCAGTGGTAAACAACTGCAGACAATTTCAAATATGAAAAACATTCTGGCAGTTGCAACAGTAGATGAAGAGTTTCCACAGGATTTCTCTATCTACAATCTACCTGAATTCTTAGGTGCAACTTCTTTATTAGAAGATGCAGACTTTCAATTCGGCGATGCAAGTGTAACCATTTCAGATACTAATTCTGCATTGGCTTACTTTTATGCAAGTGAAGGAATGGTAACATCACCAGAAAAAATGATAACTATGCCAGATGCAGAGGTATCTTTTGATGTATCATCAACACTTCTAAATGATTTAAACAAAGCTGCTAGTGTTCTAGGAGTGAATGATTTGATTCTTAAATCAGACGGAACTACCATGACATTGGAAGTAACCGACAAAAAGAATGCAACATCTAATTCATTCAGTAGAACTGTAGGCACAGGAGACGGAACACCGTTTACTTTCAATTTCAAGATTGATAATCTGAAAGTATTAGAAGGAAACTATTCAGTTTCAGTATCTTCTAAAGGTATTTCTCACTTCAATAATAAAGATATAGAGTTAGAATACTTTATTGCACTTGAGCCAGACTCAAAGTATGGTCAATAGACATATATATAATAGTGTGAATAGGGTTAAATTAGTCTCAGCTCTATACTCGGGATGTAAGAAATCTCATCAATCTTCAAGGGTTCTTACAACAGTTAATTCGGAGGGGTTTTAACATCTTATTATGAATCAAGAATTTTTATTTGTTGAAAAGTATCGTCCTCAAAATATTGAGGACACGATACTACCTGAATCAATCAAATCCACTTTTAGAGAATTTGTTAAACAAGAACAAATACCAAATCTTATGTTATGTGGTTCTGCAGGTTGTGGTAAAACAACCATTGCAAAAGCATTGTGTAATGAACTTGGTGCAGACTTCATTGTTATAAACGGTTCAGATGAAGGAAGATTGATTGATACACTCAGGACTAAAATTAAAAACTTTGCATCAACAGTATCACTTTCAGGTGGACCTAAAGTTGTGATACTTGATGAGGCAGATTACATATCTGCTGAGTCGGTGCAACCTGCATTGAGAAACTTTATAGAAGAGTTTTCATCTAACTGCAGATTTATCTTTACTTGTAATTACAAGAACAGGATTATTCCACCTTTACATTCAAGAACAACAGTCATTGATTTCTTAATCAAACCATCAGACAAACCAACTCTTGCACAACAGATGATGAAAAGATGCAGAGAGATTTGTGAAGCAGAGGGCATAGAAGCAGATAGTAAAGTCCTTGCAGAACTTATTATGAAATTCTTTCCAGACTTTAGAAGATGTCTGAATGAAATTCAAAGATATGGTGCAAGTGGTGTTATTGATAGTGGGTTGTTAGCAACACTATCAGAAGAAAAACTTACACCTCTGATAAATATGATGAAAGATAAGAAATGGTCCGACATGAGAAAATGGGTCGGTGCAAATTCAGATAATGACTTCAATACACTTTACAGAAAAGTTTTCAATTCACTTGAAACTAAATTAGAACCAAGTTCCATACCAGCATGTGTATTAATTATTGCAGACTATCAATACAAATCTGCATTTTCAATGGACAGTGAAATCAATTTCGTTGCATGTTTGACAGAAATTATGTCAGAGTGCAAGTTTAAATGATTGAGATAGTGGTATGGAGTTTATTTGTAATTACATGGTTGTCGGTTGGCCTTCATGTAGTAAAAGAGTTTGTGAGAAATCACATAGGAGAATGAAATGAGTAAAATTAAACCACTTATGAAAAAGCCCAGCCTGTTCAGAAGAATTATAATGAGTCTTGTGAATGGTTGGAGAAGAGTAATGGATGTGAGATATAATCCGTTAAAGTATATACCAGACCCTAGTCTACAAACATATTTCATGTTAGTATTGTTTACTGCATGGAGTATTTTCTTTGGATTCATAGCATCTTACTATTTGGGTTGGTTAGGATACAGTATTGTTACCAGTATTATAGTTCATGTTGCAATACTATTACCAATGGCCTTTACAAATGCAATCTTTATAGATGCAGAGAGAGACGGACATAAATGGTTGAAAGAATGGAAAGAAGAACAAAATAGATATACTATAGTTGCAAACAGACTCAAAACTAAAAATTTAGTAATGTGGAACCCAAACAAGGAGGCATAATGTTTAGAAAAATATTCAAGACAAGATTTAGAGATTGTTATAAAGTTTTAATGAGGGAAAGTATATGACACAATATGATGATAGAGTTCAGTATCAGAGAGATAAGATATCTGCTGAAGAATGGGCAAAGGGTGTTAAAACCATACATGCACATTCTTTAGATTCAATGTGGTATGACACAAGACCACAAGATACAGAAGACGGTAAAACTGTTATAGATGTTGAATTCAATAGTGGTATTATTCGTAGAACATTGAATGAAAAAGATGGAAGTGGAACATACATCTTTGGTAAAGCATTGACAGGTCAAGAACTAGTCGATAAATTTATAAAGTATTCTTAAATGTCTAAACGAAATCCATTCGATTTTGTAAAGTCGGTCTCTTACGACAAAAAAGATATCATGGTTGATGATATCGAAGAGAAAGCATATCAACCATTCTTAATTAATAAATCATTATCCTATCACGAAGATTGTATCTTCTTGACTAACGAAATGAATACACGACACTCTACCGAGAGTCGTCTTCAATATGTATTTTTTCTAAATACCCTTAGAAGACGGCAAAGGTTCTCCAAATGGAGTAAACCATATGTCTCAAAGAAACTCGATGTAATCAAACAGTATTATCAGGTAAGCACAAGAGAGGCAAAAGAATATGCATCACTTTTATCTGATAAACAGTATCGTGAGTTGAAGAATAGAATGCAACTTGGTGGTAGAAATAATGAATGAAATAGACCCTATAGTAGAAACACTAGTAGAAATATCCTTTGAACAAGAGGATGACTTCCTAAAAATAAGAGAAACCCTATCAAGAATAGGCGTTGCCTCTCGCAAAGAACAAGAACTTTTCCAATCATGCCATATCTTACACAAAAGAGGTAAGTATTATATCGTGCATTTTAAAGAACTATTTGCACTTGATGGTAAACCAACCAACCTAGATGAGAATGATATTGGTAGGAGAAACACTATCTGTAATCTACTTCAACAATGGAATCTTATCAAAGTCTTAGATAATGACATGATAAAAGAACCAGCCGCACCACTTTCACAAGTCAAAATCATACCTTACAAAGAAAAAAGTAATTGGAAATTGACAACTAAATACTCAATCGGCAGTAATAAAACCTAAATAACCTAGATATTAATCAATAAAGGAGGCGCATATGCTAACAGCAATCGCAGAATTTATAATGGGAATTTGGAATATTTTAATGGTAATACCAGTTGTTATCTCTATTTGTAGTGTTATAGTTGCTTTAACTCCAACACCAGCAGACGATAAAATTTGGGCTAAAGTGTATAAATACTTAGAAGTTCTTGCATTGGCAATTGGTAAGGCAAAGGATAAGAATCCTTTGTTGGATAAATAAGTATATAAAAGAGAGGAAAAATTATGGAATATGTAATTCTTGTAGTAATTGGTCTTGCAGTAGCATATCATTTCTTAGCTAAGTCTACGAATGATAAACCTGTTGTTAAGAAACCAGTATCTAAGAAACCTGTAAAAAAAGTTCCTTCACAAGCAGAATTGAAAAAACTAACTAAGGTTCAGTTGATTCAACTTGCAGAGAAGAACAATCTTAAAGTTAAAGTATCAGGTTCAAAAGCAGAAGTGATTAAATCAATCCATTCTCAAATGAAATAACTTAGACTACTCAGTCAAAAAAGGGTGCTAATGTGCCCTTTTTTTATGGGATTAGAAAGTCAAAAACATAAATAATCGTATGGAAGATATCTTTGGATTAATAAGTGAAGTCGGAGCCCCTATTGCTGGAAGTCTAGTAATGGGATTTTTTATTTTTACTGTAATCAAACAGATATTAGAAGGCGTAGTAGACGATATAAAAACACTTACTATGTTCTGTAAGTCTTTAGAAAACAGAGCAAGAACCATGTCTAACGAAATGATTAAGATAGATATGTTGGTAAGTTCCGCGTTAGAACTTAGACCTGATATAGAGCGAGTCGCAAGGGCAGAGAACTTTATAGAAGACGGAAAAGTAGACGCTAGGAGAGACTAGTGTCAGACATAGGTTTACTTATATCTGAATACGGATTTCCAATCGTAATGATGGTTGGTTTGGGGTATTTTGTATACTACATCTGGTGGTTTGTTGGAGAAAAACTAGAACCAGAAATCGAAGAACAACATATGGCCTTAATTAGGTTAATTGACCAGGTTCGTATGTTAGACCAAGACCTTATTCGACTACAACAAAAGGTTGATGTAGTTTTAGAATACAGAGAGAACGAGAAGAAAAAGGAGAAAAAATGAGAATTTTAAGCGCATGTTTCATTGCATTACTTGTATCTTTTCCACTATCTTCAACAGAGATAGTTCACAAGTTTAAAAATCCAAGTTTCAGTGGAATAGGAACAGCATCACATTATTTAACCGTGGAGAACCAAGAGTTCTCGCGTAAGAAAGCAATAGAAGAAGCACTAGAGGCCGCAAGAAAAGCTGCTGAAAGAGAAGAGAATAATACAACCCTTGCAAAATTTATTAGAAATTTAGAATCGAGAATTTATGCCCAAATGGCAAAACAGTTGGTTGAGAACATGTTCAACAACGATAATCCAGTTAGATTTGGGTCATTCGTATTAGAGGGTTCAACAGTCACTTATGAAGTTATAACGAATGTAGACGGAACAGAATTCATAAGAATGACTATTGTATCAGAAGACGGAACAGAAACAATATTAGAAATACCAATTGGAAGTGGAAACTTCGGGAGTGACGATGGCTCATCAGGTGACGGCTCGACTGACGGCGGTTAGTCTAGCAATACTTATACTCGCATCTTGCGCGTCGGTTCCTAGATTTTCAAACGACCCACAAGAATGTAATCCAGAAACATGGGGTGAAGAATACAACCATGACTTGTGGAACTATGCCAAGGCAGCGGGTAGAACTTTTGAAAGAGCAATGCCTTTCATTTGTGTTGATGAACCACATGCAGTTAAACTTCCAAGTTTTATACAGTTATTGGATTTACCGCCAGCAGAATCATCACCTGTTGTTGCAGTATACAAGTTTCAAGATTTAACAGGTCAAAGAAAAGCACAAGACAATATTGCCTCTTTCTCTACTGCTGTGACACAAGGTGGAACTGAGATGCTCATTGATGCTCTCAAAACTGCAGGTTCTGGAACTTGGTTCAGAGTGGTAGAGAGACAAGGTTTAGACCACCTTGTAAGAGAGAGGCAAATTATTCGTTCTGCCAGAGACGATATTGCAAAGAAAAAGGGAGAAGAATCTCCAGGTGTTGCACCACTTTTATTTGCAGGAATGATTATCGAGGGTGGAATTATTGGTTACGATACCAATCTTGAAAGTGGTGGCCGAGGTGCCAGAACATTAGGGATTGGTATGAGTAGAATGTATAGAAAGGATGCTATAACCGTTTCATTACGAGCAGTATCAGTTCTAACAGGTGAAGTATTATTGAATGTCCAAACAAGAAAGACTATCCTTTCTTATGGCGGAGGAGGCGATGTGTTCAGATTCATTGAAGAAGGAACACAATTAGTTGAATTCGAGGACGGAGTGGGAAATAATGAGTCAGTGACTTATGCAACACGAACAGCAATTGAAGCTGCCGTGTTCGAACTAATACACCAAGGCCATGATAGAGGGTATTGGGAAATTAAAGGAAAAGAAAAATGAAAAAATATCTATTAGCGCTAAGTATATTTCTTTCTACACCTTTTCTGTTTGCTGCGGCGGACGATGACAACGAAATTAACATAACACAATCTGGTGATACTTTAATATTATATATCGACCAAATCGGTTATGGTAACAAAATGGGACTGGACAACTTTTCAAGTAGTTCAAGTGCTATGCCAATTACTGGTACTTCGTTGACTTTTAACATCGACCAGCTAGGTAACGAGAACTTACTTTATGGAAAATTGACAGCCGATTCTTCATCTTACACACTAGAATTTAATGGTGATAGTAATGTGTTTGATTGGATGATAGGAGAAACTGGTTCATCTGATACTACAAATATGTTAGTAGATATAACTGGTGACTCAAACACAATGGACTTTGACCAAGGCTCAGTTGCACAGGCAGAGAGGTTAGATTTTGATTTAATAGTAATTGGTAGCTCCAATATTTTTGATGTAGATGTTGAATCAGATGATGCAACCTGGAATTTTGATATAACAGGTGCTTCAAACAACATCAACACATTGCAAAAAGATGGTGCTTATCATAACATCACTTTTGAATTGAATGGTGATTCTGCAGATGTAGACATCAATCAGTTAAGTGGAACATGCCCACAAGGTGTTTCTACTTGTAAAGGTGAAATTACTTTGGACATTACAAGTGATAACTCAACTATACAAATCAATCAGAAAGACACATCTAACGATTCTTAGTATCTTACTCTTCATGGGGTCTGTTCAGGCAGACTCCATCGGAGATATAGTTGAATCGACTGGCATAGGTTCAGTCCTTCGAAACAATGCAGAAATAGGTAATGATGTTGGAACAGGAATTGTCCTCTATGATGAGGCAATAACAGGTAACGGCAGAATGCTTATAGAGTTCCTTGACGATGAGGAACTTGCACTTACAGAACACACACAAGTATACATAGACGAAGTATACTACGACCCAAATCCAAGTTTATCCAAGATGTCTTTAAGAATGATGCAAGGCACCGCACGATTTGCTTCTGGAGCTGGGCAAAAAATAAACAAGTCTAATATAGACATACGAACACCTACGGCACAAATAGCAATCCGTGGAACGGATTTTACAACAACCATTGACGAACTCGGAAGGAGTTTAATAATGCTTCTTCCTGATAGATTCGGAGATGCATCAGGAGAAATAACAGTTATCAATGAAGGCGGAGAAATAGTCTTAGATGAGGCATTTCAAGCAACAATGGTTTCAAGTTTAGATACACCACCAACTCCACCAGTCACAATAACAAATTTAACAGTTAATCAGATAGACAATATGTTTATCGTTGCACCACCACCCGCAGTAGAACAAGCAGTTGAGGAACAGGCAAGAGAAGACAATAACGAAGACCAAGGAATGTTAGATGTAGACTTCTTAGAGTTTAATGAATTAGAAAAAGATTATGATGATTATGCAAATGACCCAGACTATGATGCAAGATATAGTTCTATTGATATTGATTTCTTAGATGCAGACTTTTTAGTAGACATGTTAGATGTCGTTGAGGAATTAATTAAAACTACAAAAGATTTAGGAGATAGACAAGCAACTTCAGGAGGAAGTTCAGACTTTAATATAAAAGGTGCCTCTTTTGGTAAGAATGCAGACTCACAATACAATGTTTTCATTGAAGATGGTGGTCTTGTATTCTTCAGAGAAGTTGAAGGAAAGATAACTTTAACATTCCAACCAGGTGCATCTGTTTCTTTAAACACAATTACACCAAGTTATGAGGGTATCATAACAGTAAATGGAGGTGATGAAATCTTCATTTTCATCAACCAGGTTAACTAAATACTACTACGACAAATAAAAAAGAGGAGGTCGTATGATAAATATGTTATCACAACTCCGTGAATGGCATGAAAGACAAATTGTTGGATTTCAAGATGCTATGAGACTAGATGACTACCATATGTTATGGTTTGCATTTAGTAAAGGGGTTATATTCACAATGATATTACTATGGATTATATAACTAAATCATTATTGAAAATTACTTTAGGGGTCTTCCTGACCCCTATCGTTTTTGCTGGAGATAATCATGTTCATGTAGAACAAGTTGCAGATGGAGACAATGCAAATCTTAATATCTCTCAAATTGGCCATGGTAATACAATCAACTTCTCTTTTGCACATCAAAACAATACATGGAATATTCAACAGATAGGAACAGGTAACTCCGTTTCTTGGGTCTCATATTGGGGTTCTGGAAAAACTTGGGGTGGTGATGTTGACGGAACTGGTAATATTGAGAACATAATACAAAAGAATGGTGCAACATATGGCCGTCATATATGGGGAAATAATAATGATGTTGATATCTATCAAGACGGAGGTCATACACATAACTTAGATATTCATGTTGATGGTGTAGAACACGAATCATGGCAAGAAGGAACAGGAACACATTACAGTCATACATATTTTTATCAAGGTGCTGATGATTCTGAGACAAGTCTCATGCAAAAAGGAAGTGGTAATCATAATGCACAAATTAGATTACAAGGAACAGAACACACAATTTTAAATCTATTACAACAAGGTTCAACTAATCAAAGTTATAATCTTACACAAACTTGTTATACAGTAGGTGGTTGCACTGTTAATGTCTCACAAGGTAATTAGAAATGACCGAATGTCCACCAGAGTTTTACGAATGCCTTACCGAAGAAGAGTTCGATGAGATATTAGTTCTATTTGAAGAGAATGATATCGTCATGCCTGAAGCCATGGGTGATGCAGAAGCAGCTGCAAATTTCGTTTGGCAAGTCCTCTTTCTAACACCAGTAGAATTACTTTACATTGGCATTACAATGACTGTTCTTGCTACTTATGGTCTCTCTATATACTATATGTATAAAAGAATACAAAAGAAATTCTCATGAGTTATCCCCAAAGAGTCGTTGATATGGTCAACGAATACAGAAGAAATGAACGAAAGAAATTTTGGTCAAAGACTTGGTCAATATTTTTAGCCTGTGTTTTAATAGGTGGTGCTTTATATCTCTTCTTCTATGTTTAATTGGAAATCAGTTTTAGTATCTATATCTTTACTCGTTGGTTTAAAGATATGGTCACCATACCTTGTAGAAAATATACAATGGTCATGGTTCGATGTATTACATCAACAGAAAGGAGAATATTATGTCAATGATATCGTTCTTGTCGACATTGATGAGAAAACTTTGGAAGTTCTTGGTCAGTATCCATTACCTCGTGGTGATTATAGTAAACTCATGCTTGATAGCCATTATAGCAATACTCATGTTTTTAGTATGGTCTTTAGTGAACCTGACCGAACCCCTAACGAAGATTTATTATTCGCAGAAGGACTAATAAACAGACTTTCAATCCTAAGCAGTGCGCCATCGCCACAAAAAGATTCAGGAGTAGCCCCTTTTGTTGGAACTTCCACACTAGGAGGTGCAGAGGCAAAAGACTTTATATGGAATTATTCGGGGATAGTATCACCAATTCCTATACTTAGAGAGAATACCTACGGTGTTGGGGTAACTTCTTCGACTCCACCGATTACGGGAACACCAAACTTTGACGGAACAGTTCGTTCTGCACCACTATTAGTCTATGCAAATGAACAAGTATATCCTTCAGTTGCACTAGAAACTCTTCGTGCATTCTTAGACCAGAAATCATATCAATTAAAAGTCACACCTGAAATGGGTGTAGAGTGGGTCAGAATGGGTAGAAATCCACCTATATCTACAACACCTACAGGTGATGTTATGATATCATATTGGAATACATTTCAAAGAATATCTGCAGTTGATTTACCAGAATCGGGATTTGAAAGTAAGATTCTTATATGGGGTCTTACTGCAGAGGGTCTTAATAATCCAGTTTCAACCCCAAAGGGTGTAATGTATCCTCACGAAGTTCAAGCAAACCTAATCCAAACCGTCTTGCAAGACACTCGAATACAACAATCCTACTATCTTGAACAGCTCGAGATTGTTCTTCTGGTGTCAGTTCTCTTATTGATACTTCTGATGGTTTACAAACTTCCCACAGTTCTTGCGGGGATAATGAGTCTAAGTATTGTTGGACTTCAATTGGGTGGGGGTTTCTATATTTGGACTTCTCAACTCGTTCTTTTCGATACCTTTTTTTCATCGGTTAGCTCCTTGTTGATATTCGGACATGCTTCGTTTAACAAATACTATATCACATATCAAGAGAAACAACAAATCAAAAAGCAGTTCCAAAAATATTTATCTCCTGACATGATTGAAGAACTTCAAAAAGACCCAAGTAAACTCAGACTTGGTGGAGATAGAAGAGAGATGACTTTCATGTTCATGGACATAATCGGATTCACCCCCATAAGCGAACACTATATGAAAGAAGATAATCCTGAGGGATTAGTAGAACTAATCAACAAGTTCTTAGACATGCAGACCAAAATAATACTAAATAATAATGGAACCATAGATAAGTATATGGGCGATTGTATAATGAGCTTTTGGAATGCGCCTCTTGAATGTAAAGACCACGCCGACCTTGCCGTAAAATCAGCCCTTGAAGTGCTTGAAGCAACAAAGGAATTAAATGAAGAACTATCTCCTCTCAATCTGCCTCCTATTAATGTCGGCATCGGTATCAGCACAGGAGAATGTATTGTCGGAAACATGGGTTCAGAACTTAGATTTGACTATTCCGTCATTGGAGATGCCGTCAACCTTGGTGCTAGACTCGAAGGCCAAACACGAAATTATGCTGGGGTGGACTTGTTGTTATCGGAAGGAACTTATAGACAATGTAAGAATGGAGCATTCTCCGAAGTTGATAGAATTCTCGTCAAGGGAAAAAGTGAGAAAGTCACTATCTACACTCCAATTAAAGGAACCACTTAGTTCAGCAAGAATTGCAACTTTCACCACTCTACAAGCGTTAGATATCTACACCACATATCGTGGACTTAAATATGATTGTGTTTATGAACTAAACCCTATAGTCGGTGAATCACCATCAGTTGATAGAATGGTATTAACTAAAGCTACAATTCTAATACCTGCCTTACATTTAGATATACGAAGAGGCAATCTAAACGATAGAGTCTTTGATGAACTAAACTTTTTAATGACATTGGTAGTTCTAAACAATTATGGTGTCTACAAGAAAGCAAAAAGAAATTGTAATAAATTATAAAAAACCGCTTGAAAAAACCACATTAGACCTTATATAATATATAAATACTATTGTAATTGCTCATTTGAGGATTACATTATATTAACTTGCTAAAATTTAGGAGAAACATATGACGCATTTAGATATATTTGGTCAATTCAGACCGTTCGCAATTGGATTTGATAGATACTTCGAAGACCTCGAAAGAATGTCAAAT